CTAAAGAATTCGTTTCAGTTCAACCAATGAACTTACCATCAGGTCTTATCTTCTACATGGACTTCAAATATGGTTCAACAGCAGGTAAGGATATCAACAGACCAGCTTCTGGTTCTTCTATGTTCGGTGCTTTAGGTACTTTCGGTAAAGATAGTTTAGATGCTAACACTAATAAGTTAGGTTCTACTCAAGCTGCTGAAGGTGGCTTATTTGGCGCAGGTAGATTCGGATACACTATCAATGATACTAAATCTGTTGTTGCTGCATCAGTAGCATCGGCATCTTTAGCAGATATTTCATTCGATTTATCAAACGCAACTGTATCTGCATCTTTCGCAGCAGGTAAGTTAAGAAAAGCAACTGTAGCATTACCATCTGATGCAGATTGGAATGGTGTTAGAGCATTTGATTTACAACAATCAGGTTCTGGCTACGTTCTTTATCCACAATATACTGTGAAGAATGGTTCAAACGTAGTGTTTGTAGCAGAAATTACAAACGCTTCTTGGTCAGGTTCTTCAACAGTAGGTGCTGAATTAGCATACTTTAAGCAACCAGTTGATTACAATAGAGGTGACTTCGAAGATAAAGGTTCTGACCTTCCAATTCCAGAAGTTGAACTTGAATTGAAATCTGAACCAATCGTTGCTAAAACTCGTAAGTTGAAAGCAATTTGGACTCCAGAATTAGCACAAGACTTGAATGCATACCATTCAGTAGATGCTGAAGCTGAATTAACTCAAATGTTATCTGAATACATCTCTTTAGAGATTGATTTAGAAATCCTTGAGATGTTACAGCAAAACGCATTCTCAACTGAATACTGGTCTGCAAGAGTTGGATATGACTGGACTGGTACAGGTTTCGCAGCTGATTCTACAGCAGTAGCAGCAGGTGCTTACACAAAGAACACTTGGTATCAAACTTTGGGTATCAAATTACAGAAAATCTCTAACAAGATTCACCAATTAACTATGAGAGGTGGTGCAAACTTTATCGTTGTATCTCCAAACGTAGCTACAATTCTTGAATCAATGAACGGATTCTCTGCAAACCCAGGTAAAGATGCTTTACAGTTCGCAGCAGGTGTAACTAACATCGGTTCTATCTCTAACAGATATGATGTTTACAAAAACCCATATATGACAGAGAACGTAATCTTATTAGGTTTCAAAGGTTCTAACTTCTTCGAAACAGGAGCAGTTTACGCACCATATGTACCATTGATTATGACTCCATTAGTTTATGACCCAACTAACTTCACTCCGAGAAGAGGTGTTATGACTAGATACGCTAAGAAAATCGTAAGACCAGAGTTTTACGGTAAGATTATCGTTGATGGTTTAGAAGCTCTCTAATTGAGTAATTAGTTAAGTTTTAAACTTAAAATATAAAAGAGGGGTGAGAAATCACTCCTCTTTTTTTATTTCTATATTTATAGTAGTATAACTCTATAAATTTTAGTAAATGTCATATAACAATTATTGGTCAGGTTCATCAGCATCACAATTTTCCGCATCAGTAGCTTTATCACAAGCGACTCCTTTTGGACTTTATGATTCCGATGCTGATTTTAGAAGCGATGCACCTAAAACTGCAACGTGGGTTGCAAAAAGATTGGGATATCCAATTGTTAATATTGAATTGGATAATGAGCAAATTTGGGCATGTTTTGAAGAAGCAGTTTCTGAATATTCATCTCAAGTAAATCAATTTAATCTTCGAAATAACCTTGATATTCTTAAAGGACAACCAAAAGGTAAAGTATCAAATTATTCTCAAACACTTGTAGAAGGTTCATTCCTCCCAACCGCAGTTCGTATGTCCCAACAATATGGAACATTGGCAGGAGTTGGTGGGGCTACGGAAATAAGAAAGGCATATATAGAACTTACTGAATCCGTACAAAGATATAATTTAATGTCAAGTTCAATCGATTTAGAACAAAACAAAAATTTTGCAAATATATTCAGCGGAAGTTCTACAATTGATGTTGTAAGAGTATATCATGAAGCAATTCCGGCTATCACTCGTTTCTTTGACCCATATTCAGTAGGAGCTCAGGGCACATTAAATTTAATTTCTGAATTAGGATTTGGTAATTATTCTCCATCTGCACAATTCTTAATGATGCCTTTATATGAGGATGTATTAAGAATGCAACATATAGAATTTAATGACCATATTAGAAAATCACATCATACATTCAATATTGTAGATAATAAAATCGAAATATTTCCTGTACCAACACAAGGGTCACCAGCGAAAATATACTTTGACTATATGAGTAGAGATGAATTTGAGCATGATTCACAAACTATTCAGCCTGATTCGCTTTCAGATTATTCTGATATTCCATATGATTTTATTCAATATTCAAATATAAATGATGTTGGTAAGCAGTGGATTAGAAAATATACACTTGCACTTTCTAAAGAACTTTTAGGAGCAATTAGAGAAAAATATAATTCAGTTCCAATACCAGATGGAGAAGTATCATTGGATGGTGCAGCATTGAGAGCAGAGGCACAAGTTGAAAAGGATGCGCTCATAACACAATTAAGAGAAAACCTTGAGGAATTAAGTAGAATCAAAGTGATGGAAAATAAAGCACACGAAGCAGACCATCAGCAAGAAATGTTAAGAAAAGTTCCTTTAAAATTATATGTAGGATAATATGCCAAAGTTTTTAGTAGGTAGAGATATACAATTTTTAAGAAATGTTGCCAGAGAATTAGTTGAAAAGGTAATTGAAGAAACTTGCGTTTTATATAAAATTAATATAAATGAAACAAAAGTTAATATTTACGGTGAGGCAATGAATAAAACTTGGCACAGAGGTGTTGAGTTGTATGTTTTAATTAATAAAGAGCCTGAATCAATACAATATGAAGGATTTGGTCCAGATACAAATCAAAATTTAGAGTTTCGCTTTGATAGAGAACATTGTAGAGAAAGAAACGCATATCCTGAAATTGGTGATGTTATTTATTTTAATGATTCTTATTATGAAATAGATAATACAAATGAAATACAATTTGTTGGTGGATTACCAGGAACGGAAGAGGATAGAAGAAATTGGAGTATCATATGTACCACATTTATGGTATCTAAATCCAATCTTAATATTGAAGAAAGAATAAACTAATAATAAATGTCAGTAAATCCATTAAGACCCGACCTTAATAGGGGTAAAGAAATAAAATCTGAAAAAAATGACCTTAAAAAAAGTGTAACGCTATTTGATATAGATTATGCTATGATGTCATATTTGGAAGATACCGTTTTACCGACATTGAAAGATGGAAAAGGTGTTGCAGTAAAAATCCCTGTTGTATATGGCAATTCAGAAAGATGGAATGGTGCAAGAAGGCAAGGAGTTTTCAGAGATGGTAAAGGTAAAATACAATTACCAATACTAATGATTCGTAGAACATCAATTGCAAAAGATGAAACTATGTCAATGCCAAATCGACACATTTCATATCCTGCAATTACTAAATGGTCAAAAGATAATAGGTATGACCGTTTTACTGCATTGGGTGGTAGTGTAAAACCAAAGTATGAAATTTTCCGAATTGCAATGCCGGATTATGTGGAGGTTAATTACGATTGTATGTGTTGGACTTCCTATACCGAACAATTAAATGAAGTAATTGAACAATTAAATTTCGCATCATCATATTGGGGAGATAAAGAAAAATTTAAATTTCGTACATCTGTAAATGAATTCAATGTTGTAAATGAAGTTGGTGAGGGAACGGAAAGAATTAATAGAGTAGAATTTTCATTGAATGTAAAGGCTTACTTATTACCAGAAAAATTTGATGGAGAATTAACTACTAGAAAGTCAATGTCTACAAAAAGAATTGTGGTTGCGACCGAAGTGGATGTTACGAGTGGTAGTGGTAGATTGGAAGGATTCCTTACCACACCATCTCCATACTACGATAATAAAGACCTTATTGATTTTTTATCTATCAATGGTAGTAAAGTACAAAATCCTGTAGCAAATAATACAATCACATTTACAGGAATTAAACCCATTAAAACACCGCCATCACTAACATCAGTAGTTACAAGTGGAATTACAATAGGTTCGGATTCATATGATATTAAAGTTTATATAAATGGTACTAGATATTATTTTACAACTCATTTTTTAGTTGCAATGTCATCTAATTCATTGACTATAAATTTTAATTCTGGAAATTTAGGATTTACAGTTGATAGTGGTGATGAAATTTCTATAACAGGTAAATTTATAGATGTATAATGAAAAGAACACTTTTAGATATAACCCAAAAGATAAGTAGAAAATTTGGTGATCCTGAATTAACTCCAAAGGATTTAAACCATCCTACATATTGGATTTGGGAAGCAAAAGGTTGGAAATTTGTGGATGTTTTGAGAGAAGTGGAAAATAGAATAAATCAAGATAGAATAAGAGTTATTATAAATACACAATATATTTCAGCTAGAGATTATATAGTAGAACAGGGACAAGATGGCCTTATTTTTAAATTTATAAAAAATCGTTTTGGATTTAATTTAGATGATGATGATTATATAGAAGTAACCGGAGATATAGAACAATATGCTTAAACAATTTAACTCAAATGCCAGAAAATTAAATAGGGTTATTTCAAAAGTAAATCCTAATAATTTAAATGATGATTTATACATCACAGGCAGCTTATTGAATATAGAATTACCAGCATCTACATCATTTCAATCTCATACCAAATCAAATCCAAATCCTACAAAATTAGTAAATAATAAAAATAAAATAGAAGCATTTCATAATGAAATTTTACAATTTAGTGGAAAAACAATTAGAAAAGGAATTGATACGTTTGATAACACAGGATTTGGAACACTAACAATTTATAGTTCATCATTGGATTACGGAACAGAAGGAGCATCTCCAGAAAATTTTGAAATATTAGTTTATGGATTGCATTTACCTGGTCACTATACAATTAAAGAACAAAACGGAAATATTGTAATAACTTTATTAGATAATTACATAGATTATGATTCCGTAACTGTTAATGATATTTATGTTATAGGAAAATTTAAATAAATGGCAAACTTAATTAGATTAAAACAAATAGAAAGTTCATCAGCATTATCAACTGCAGCAGTGGTAGGAGCAGATACGGCATCAGTTATTAATAATGTTGTTAGTGAATCTGCTGCAAATATTCTTTCGGCATCAATTATAAATGTAGTTGTTAATAATATAGCAGCAGTATTTCCAGATGGAGTAATATCAGGTTCTGCACAATTGGATGGTTCGACAATAAAAAATCTTACAATTTCAACTGAAAATGCTGATAGATATTCTTTAGTTGTTAGTGGTGCGATGGCAGTTGTGGATGCTACAAACCTATCCGGAACGGATGATTTTGAAAATGATACAATCGTTCCAGGTCAAATTTATTTAGTTACAGGTAGTGTACCACCATCGGACCCTTACGTTAGTGGAAGTGCACAATCAAATATAATAGACCAGGGAGAATGGTAATCCGAAAAAAATTTATATTTATAGATTGAATAACTATAATCAACGGAGAATAACTTAAAATATGGCGCAAATAATTAAACACAGACGTGGTAGTTTAGAAGCACTATCAGCAGTCACTGCCTCACTATCAAAGGGTGAGATAATAATAGCATCGGGTTCAAGTAACCTATCAGTAAGTAATGGTTCATCCATCGTATTTGCTGTTCCTGAAAATGGACAGGTACAAGCGGTAAACAGATTTCTTATAGGAGATAATGCACCGAATGTATTTTCAGCAGGTACATATAATGGAATGCTTAAAGGTGTTCCTTACTATGCTAGTGGAAGTGCAACTCTTTATTTATTAGGAGAAGGAAGTAATGATGTTCCAAATTTAATAGGTAACATTCAACCTTTCTCTCAATCCGTTGATAGTAGATTAGATGCTGTTGAATCACAAATTGGTGGTGGAGGTGGAGGTTCATTGAGTTCAAGAGTTGTCGGATTAGAATCTTTTACAGGTTCATACGCAACTACTGGTTCGAATACATTTGTAGCATCACAAACCATACAAGGTAATGTTGTATTAGCAAATGGTGGACAGATACAAATCCACAGCAATACCGAAGCTACATTATTTGGTATGTACGATGGTTCAGCAATTCAGGGTGCATACTTCCAATTATGGGGTAATAATCATGCATCGACTACTCAAAGAGGTACTGCAGAATTTGTTTATGATACAAGAAATAATGGTGGTGAATTTAGAGTAGTTTCTTTCGATGGTAGTAATTTTGTAAAAAGATTTATTGTAAATAGAGATGGTAATACAAATGTTACTGGTTCTTTATTTGTAAGTGGTGAAATTAGTGGTTCTACTTTAAATGGTATTGGTAATGTTGCGGCATTCTCCCAATCCGTTGATAGTAGATTAGATGCAATTGAAAATACAAACGCAACGCAAGCAACTACCGGTTCTAATATATTCTACGGAACACAAACTATTACCGGTTCATTGTTTATTACTGATAATTTAGTAGTACAAGGTTCATCATCTTTACAAAATATCACCGCATCCGCAGTTGATATTGGTACAAACATAGTTACTCTTAATACAGCGGCACCATCGGTTAGATTTGGTGGTATAAGTGTACAAGATTCTGGTTCATTTGCAGGTGTAAGTGGTTCATTAATTTGGGATTCATTTAAAAACCATTGGTTGTATGTTCAACCATCTGGTAGTAATGAAGGATACAATTCTGCTATTCTTATAGCAGGTCCAATGAACACCGGAACAATTGGTGATGAAGCTGGTATAACTTCCGGCTCAATTCAAGTTGCTTTAGGTGAAAATCATATTGGTGATTCGATTATCACTCAAAATGTAGGTGCAACTAAAATAACTATTGCCGGAGGATTGGATGTAAATGGTGCAATTAGCGCATCATCCATAACTGGTATTGGTAATGTAGCAGTATTCTCTCAATCCGTTGATAGTAGATTAGATACAATTGAAACATCACTTGGTGGTGGAGGCTCTATCGGAGCAAGAGTATCAGCACTTGAAGTGTTTAGTGGTTCACAAGAACAAAAAGACATAATAATTTCAGCGTATACTGCATCAATGAATGCATTTACGGCATCACAATTGCAAAAAGATTCTACACTTCAAACATATACAGCAAGTTTAGATTTAACAATAGCAAGATTAAAAGAATCAACTGCAAGTTTAAATCTTTACACACAATCACAAAATGCAAAAAATAGTACATTAGCACTTTATACGGCATCTGTTGATTCTAAATTTGAAGCAGTTGCAGCATCATCCGCGTCCCTAAATAGTTTTAGTGCTTCAGCATTAACTAGATTTACAAGAATTGAGGAAAGTACAGCATCTATAAATTTATTTACACAATCTGCAAATAATAGATTAACAACTTTAGAAGGAGCAGGAACAATTCAAGGGGTTGGTACAGGTAATACCGTAACATTTGCAGCTTTATCAACAACACACGACTTAACAGTCGGTGGTGATTTAGTAGTACAAGGTAATACTGTAACATTAAATACTAATACTTTAGTAGTTGAAGATAAAACAATTCAATTAGCTAGTGGTTCTACAAACGCAGCAACAGCAAATGGTGCCGGTATTGAAGTTTTAGGAGCAAACGCAACATTTACTTACGATTCTACACCAAATGCGTGGACTGCAAATATTCCTATTTCAGCATCCGCAGTAACCGCATCCGTTAATGTTCCTGGTTTTGGTTCTTCAAAAAGATTAGCATTTAGAACAACAAATGGTAATTTAGATTTCATAACAGCACCTACAACGGCAGGGGATATTGCACAATGGGATGGTACTAATTTTGTAATGAGTAATGTGATTGATGGTGGTACGTTCTAATTAAAAATAAATAAAATATTAAAGACCCTTCTTCGGAGGGGTTTTTTATTTTATATAGTATATTTATTGAAGTAGTATATACTACGTTGTTGTTATATAACCATAGAGAATAGACTAAATATGTCACAAACAATCGTACTGAAGCGTTCTGCGCTACCAGGTAAGGTGCCAGATACGGGTTCGCTTAATTTAGGTGAAATTGCAATTAATACCTACGACGGTAAGGTATATCTCAAACGTTCAGGTTCGATTGAGTCTATTCAATCATTGGTGGCAACCGATTCAATCACTACGGGTTCAATTACACTTACACATACGGGTTCATTTGGTGAATTATCAGTAACTCAAGACGCAAACATAGGTAGAGACCTATTTGTATCGAGAGATATAGTTACTAATGGTGATATTGATATATTGGGTAGTATCACAGGTTCCAATTTATTAATTTACGGAACAATTACAGCACAGCAGATGATTATTAGTTCTTCGGTAACTAATATGATAACTCAATATGCTAGTGGGTCTACATCTTTTGGTGATACAATAACAGATACACATACGTTCACAGGTTCGGTAAATATAACAGGTTCCTTATTTTTAAACGGAAACGATATTGGAACAGCAACGGGAGGTAGTGGTTCATTTACAGGTTCATTTACAGGTTCATTTATTGGTGATGGTTCTGGGTTAGTAAATGTTGCAACCAATTTACCACAAAATAATTTTGATTTTAATATACCTGATAATTCTATAATTGCCGATTTTAATAATTTAAGTGCAAGTGCGGCATATGTTATAGATGGAAATACCGGAGAATCCGTAGGAACTCCTGTAAATTACATAGGTGCTTTGCAAGATATTAGTGGCAGTACCGTAATATACCCAACTAAAACAGGAGTAGATTTTTTTGTTAGCGAATCTTATGTAGGAAGTATAACCTCACAAAGTGTTTATTTTAATGTACCATTAACAGCATCCGCCTTTACAGGTAGTATTTTTGGATTAGGTAACCCACAATCATTTTCAGCATCAGTTGATAGTAGAATAATAGCAGCAACAACATCGGGTCAATTTGCATCGACGGGTTCGAATTCATTTGTGGGAAATCAGTATATAACGGGATCTATCATACCATCTGGTAGTGCATCGTTTGATTTAGGTAGTGATACAAATCCTTGGCAACACATATATGTTTCTACCGGTTCAATAAAATTTATTGGTGGAAATAATGAAGAAGTTGCCAGAATTAGTGTTAATCAACAATCCGGCCAAATTATATTATTAGCAACGGCTGGGTTAGATTCGGCATCGTTAGCTGCATTAGAAACAGGAAGTTCTGCAAATTATTTGTCCGAAATATCTGCTTCAAATCTATATGTTAGTGGAGCAGTACAATTAGGATATAGTTTAACATCAACATACGAAATACAATCATCGGTTATTAATAATAACACTATATCATCAGTACAAACGGGTTCTTATACAGGCGCTTTCTATAATTACATAGTAACCAAAGGTGGAGCAGCTAGAGCAGGACAGATGATGAGTGTGTGGAACGGAAGTAATTTATCATTTACAGAAACTCTTACAACTGATATAGGAGATACTACCGCAGTTACCTTCACATCGACATTAACGGGTGGAAGTGTTCAATTGGTAGCAAATACTTCTAATACAGGTTGGAAAATTAGAGTAATACAACAACTTATTTAAAAGAAAATCTATATTTATATCAGAATAACTATAAAAAATAACTATGGCAAACGAATTTAAAGTCAAAAATGGCCTATTAGTAGTAGGAGATATATCGGGTTCTACGATTAATGGTTTGGGTAATGCATCAACATTCTCTCAATCCGTTGATAGTAGATTAGATTCATTGGAATCATCCGTTGGTGGCGGGGGCTCAGTAGCAACCAGAATTGACCAATTGGCAGCAGCAACTGCATCTGTAAACTCATTTACATCTTCCGCAACTGTTAGATTAAACAGAATTGAAGAAAGTACAGCATCATTAAATGCATTCAGTGCTTCTGAAAATACAAAATCAGCAACACTTCAAACTTATACCGCATCAGTAGATACAAAGTTCGGAGCAGTTCAAGCATCAACTGCATCTTTAAATACGTTTAGCGCATCTGTTTTAGGTCATATTACAGATATTAATACTAAATCCGCTTCATTCGAAACTAAATTTAGTACTTTACAAACTTTGACCGCTTCAATGTTGGCAGTTGATAGTAGATTACAAGAATCAACTGCATCGATTAATGCATTTACCGCATCGCAATTAACTAAAGATTCTACTTTACAAACTTACACCGCTTCAGTAGATACGAAGTTTTCTACTTTACAAACTTACACCGCTTCAGTAGATACAAAGTTTTCTACTTTACAAACTTTGACCGCTTCAATGTTAGCAGTAAATAGTAGATTACAAGAATCAACTGCATCATTAAATACATTCAGTGCTTCTACTTTAACTAGATTGAGTAGAATTGAAGAAAGTACAGCATCATTAAATGCATTCAGTGCTTCTGAAAATACAAAATCAGCAACACTTCAAACTTATACAGCATCAGTAGATACGAAGTTTTCTACTTTACAAACTTATACTGCATCGGTAGATTCGACTTTAGCTAGATTAAGAGAATCAACATCATCATTAAATGCATATACCGCATCTAATGATACTACAAATAACACACAAAATACAAGATTAAGTAGAATTGAAGAAGCAACAGCATCTATAAATTCATATACAGCATCTTTAAAAACTGCACTTTCACTTAATGGTTCAAATGTAACTATTAATGGTGATTTGACTGTAGCAGGTACAACTACGACGGTAAATTCAACTACCGTTAATATAGCAGATAATATATTAGAATTAAACTATGGTGGTTCTGCAGTTAGAGCAGGTATTTTAACAAAAGATGCAACTGGAACATTATCATCTGGTTCATTATTATGGGATGGTTCAACTGACCAATGGATAGCCGGAGCAAGTGGTTCTGAAGTTCCTGTTGTAACAACAACTGCAACTCAAACACTTTCTAATAAAACCGTAAGTGGTTCATTCTCTGGTTCAGTATCTGCAAATCAAGTTGTTTTAGGACCGGCAACATTAAGAGGATTACAAGCATCTGCAAATTCAGTTGGTTCTAATACAATTATAAGTGTATCTACAGGTTCTTACACATCTATATTTGTAAGATACGCAGCAACTAAAGGAGCAAATGGTAGAGCAGGATATGTGATTGGATATTGGAATGGTGGTACTGCTGTATTTAATGAATTTACTACTGTTGATGTTGGAGATACATCTGGTTTAACTTTCAATGTATCTATTAGTGGTGGTAATGCAATAGTGGCAGCATCGGTAGATTCGACTACATACACAATCAATACATCTTACGATTTATTGTAATTGTAAAAATATATTTTTTTAACCGAAACTTTCTGTTTGGATAGTGAAAAGCAGATGTATTAAATGGCAAATGAATTTGTTGTAAAAAAAGGTCTTATAGTAAGTGGTAGTACATCCGTAACAGGTTCTATTACCGCATTCTCATTTACAGGTTCAATTGCAGCTACAAACGGAGTAGTTTCAGGCTCATCTCAACTTACATCATCTTTTGATTTAAGGTACGCATTAAGTGGTTCATCGGGAGCATCCGCTGGACCAAACACATTTGATTTTAATTTAGACCCTGAAGCGGCAGGTACTGTAAACTATATAGAAGATAGTACAAGTAACACTCTTGCTATAGCTAGAACGGGTTCATTTAATATAGAAATTGCAAATAGTAACGTATTATCGGTAAGTTCATCCGCAATGTGGGTAACGACTGGTAGTATAACAGCAAACTATATGCATTTAGCAAAATATATAACAACAGCAGGAGATTTAGATTTTAATATTTAAGATATTTATACAAAACAGAAAAGATATTAGATGGCAACATTTATTTTAAAAAGTACAACATCAGCGGTTTCAACAGCAGGCCAATTAGAATTTAACACTTCAAAAACAACATTGGTTGTTGGTAATGGTTCGAGTGAGGTAGTTATAGCAAAGCTCAATTCGGTAAACGATGGTGCTTTTTATTTAAATAATGCAATATCAACATCAGGAGATTTATCCGTAAATAATGCATTCTTTTTAGGAAACGTTTCCATATCTGGTAATTTATTTTTAGGAAATAACACATCAGATAATATTAATGCATTGGGTTTATTTACATCCGATTTAAAACCAGGTTCACCAAATACATACGATATTGGTACAATTGGAAATGAATGGAGAAACATATATGCTAATAGTATATCTGCATCTAATATTGTAGGAAGTATAGGGGGTATCGATATAGGTTTATTGGGTACAAGAGTTAATCAACTAGCAGCTGGTACAGCATCAGTTAATGGACATACAGCAAGTGTAAATGGACACATTACAGATATTAATACTAAAACAGGCTCTTTTGAAACTAAATTTTTAACACTACAAACATATACCGCTAGTGTAAATGGGCATATTACGGATATTAACGCATGGACTGCATCTGTTAATACAAATAATACTTCAAGATTCGAAAGAATTGAAGAAAGTACATCATCATTAAATAGTTTTAGCGCTTCTCAATTAATTAAAGATTCTACATTACAAACTTATACAGCAAGTGTTGATGCAAAATTTGCAGAAGTTCAAGCATCTACTGCTTCATTAAATACATTCACAGCAAGTAATGGTAATACTTCTTTGAATAGTTACACCGCAAGTAATGATACAACAAATACTAATCAAAACAATAGATTAACTAGATTAGAAGAATCAACTGCATCTCTTAATTCTTTCAGTGCTTCGGAAAACACTAAAGCAGAAACTTTAAGATTATATACAGCAAGTGTTGATACCAAATTTAGTACATTACAAACTTATACATCATCTTTAGATTCTACTATTACAAGATTGAGAGAAGCAACTGCATCACTAAATACATTTACTCAATCTATACATCAGTACACATCATCTGCAAACCAAAGATTATCTGCATTAGAAACTCAAAGTGGTAGTGATGTAAGTAGATTAAATAATATAGAATCATACACATCATCATTAAAAACAGCCATTAGTTTAAGTGGTACTAATGTAACTATTGCAGGAAACCTAACAGTTCAAGGAACAACAACTGCAGTTAATTCAACAACCGTTCAATTAGGTGATAATATAATAGAATTGAATGGTAATGGTGCAGCAAATGGCGGTATAGTTGTTAAAGACCCAACAGCACCAAATACTGCTACAGGTTCTTTGATATGGGATTCTACTAATGATTATTGGAAAGCAGGTACAATAAACGCCGAAACAAAAATTCTTTTAGCAGGGGGTGATTCTGTTGTAACAAGTTCTGCACAAGTAGTTGGTATTTTAGAATCATTAAATGTATTTAGTGCATCGCAAGAAAATAAAGATGTAATAATAGCATCATACACAAGCTCAATGAATAATCATACAGCAAGTGTAAATGGTCATATTACAGATATCAATGTAAAAACTGGCTCTTTTGAAACCAAATTTAATTCAATTCAAGCTTCGACAGCATCATTAAATACGTTTAGTTCTTCTACATTAACAAGATTAAGCAGAATTGAAGAAAGTACAGCATCAATAAATGTTTATACAGCATCGATTAACGCATTTACTGCCTCTCAATTGCAAAAAGATTCCACACTTCAAACTTTAACTGCATCAATGTTAGCAGTTGATAGTAGATTGCAAGAATCAACAGCATCTCTTAATACTTTTAGTGCTTCCGCATTAACTAGATTAAGTAGATTAGAAGAATCAACTTCATCACTTAATTCTTTCAGTGCTTCTGAAAATACTAAATCTGAAACTTTAAGATTATACACCGCTTCAGTTGATACAAAATTCAGTACACTTCAAACTTATACCGCAAGTATAGATTCTACTATTGCAAGATTGAGAGAAGCAACTGCATCATTAAACTTATATACACAATCCAACGATACTACTAATAATACCCAAAATATAAGATTAAGTAGAATTGAAGAAAGTACGGCTTCACTTAATACATTTAGCGCAAGTATTAATGGACATGTAGCAGATATTAATATATGGTCCGCATCAGTAAAAGGACATATTGTAGATATAAATGATTGGACTGGTTCTCAAAAACAAAAAGATACCACATTACAAAATGTAACAGCATCTTTAAATTTACAGACAGCATCATTTAATACATGGACAGGTTCAGTATTTCAACCATTCTCAACTTCAGTAGATGCAAGATTAGACCAAGTTGAATATTTAACAAGTATTTTAACACCAGCAGGTTTATCAGCATCTCTTACTAATATTAATGATTTTACAAAGAGTACTAATGAACATATATTAGATATTAATGGTTGGACAGGTTCAATTAATAGTAAATTTAATACATTACAAACGTATACAGCATCAGTAGATTCTACAATTGCAAGATTAAAAGAATCAACTGCATCACTTAATCTATTTACACAATCTTATTCAACACATAGTTCATCATTTGATGCTAGGTTAGATGTTTTGGAAGCATATAGTTCTTCACAAATAGTACCTACCGCATCATTAGCAGAAAGAGCAACTCAAGTTGACATTTTAGTAAAAAATGTAAGTGGAGCACAAATTGATAAAGGTAAAGTTGTAAGAATAGTTGGTGCTACTGGAGATAATCCTTTAATTTCTACCGCATCATATGAAAATGATGCAAATTCCGCAAACACATTAGGTATTACAACTCAAAATATCCCAAATGATAGTTTTGGATATGTAGTAACCGAAGGTATTTTATTGGGAGTGAATACCACAGGAATGACAGCAGGCCAATTAATATATTTGGGAGCAAATGGCACATTCACAACTACATCGCCAGTAGCACCACTACATGGTGTTAGATTGGGTGAGGTATTAAGAGACCAACAAAATAATGGTTCAATATATGTTAGAATAGATAATGGTTCAGAATTAGGTGAGGCACATGATGTTGTAGACTCAACTACAAATTCATCATATGGTGATTTTTTAATGAAGAGCGGAAGTATTTGGATTAACAATTCTACATTTAGTGCAAGCGTAAACGAACATATTACAGATATAAATGCTTATACTGCATCTAATAATACAATCAATACTGCACAAAGTAATAGATTAACAAGATTAGAAGAAAGTACAGCATCAATAAATTCCTATACAGCATCTCTTAAAACCGCAATAACAATCGCAGGTTCAGATGTTACTCTTAATGGTAATTTGACTGTAGCAGGAACAACAACTACTATAAATTCCACTACTGTTAATATAGGTGATAACATTATTCAACTTAATGGAACCGGTACAACTAATGGAGGTTTGGTAGTTAGAGATGCAACGGCAGCAACTACAACTTCAGGTTCTTTATTGTGGGATACTACAAATGATAGATGGATAGCAGGTCCTTTAGGAGCTGAAGCTAAAGTATTGACAGATGGAATGGGGATTGTATCGGGTTCATTTGTATCATTATTGCCGACAGGTGTAGTTTCTGGTTCTTCTCAAGTAATTGGAATATTAGCATCATTAAATTCTTATACCCAATCTAATGATACAACAAATACTGTACAAAACAATAGATTAACTAGACTTGAAGAAAGTACATCTTCACTTAACGTATTTACAGCATCATTATCTACTACATACGAAGGTAGAGCAAGTGCAGTAAAAACATTGTTCTCTGGTTCTTCGCAAGTGAACTTTACTCAATTGAGTGGTATTTCTGCAAATATTATTTCCGCATCATCTGATACATCAAATGTGGATATGATAATAAATGGTGGAAGCATTTCCGCTAATTTATATGGCGGTGTTATTTCCGGTTCTTCGCAGGTAAACTTCACACAATTAAGTGGAATATCAAACGGAATAGTTTCAGGTTCATCACAAGTAACACCTTTATTACCAACAGGAACAGTTTCGGGTTCCGCACAAATTGTAGGAATACTATCATCATTAAACACATATACTGGTTCTAATGATACATCCAACACTACTCAAAATAATCGTTTAAGTAGATTGGAAGAAAGTACAGCATCGTTAAATACGTTGACTGCATCATTAGCAACTACATATGAGGGTAGAGCAAGTGCAGCAAAAGTATTAGTATCTGGTTCCTCACAAGTAAACTTTACACAATTAAGTGGAATAAGTGCAAATATAATTTCCGGTTCTACCAACTCAACTAATGTAAACTTTACAATATCAGGCGGCTCAATTACAGCGAACTTAATTGGTGGAGTAGTTTCTGGCTCTTCGCAGGTAAACTTTACTCAATTAAGTGGTATTTCTAATGGTATAGTTAGTGGAGCAGCTCAAATAACTCCATTACTTCCTGTGGGAACAATATCAGGTTCGGCACAAGTACAATTAGGTTCTGCAACAGGAGATATTACATTAGGAACGCAAACCACTGGTAATTATATCGCAACTATTGCAGGTACTTCAAATCAAATAACAGTAGCAGGTTCTGGAGTAGAAACTGCGGCAGTAACATTATCATTACCACAAAATATTCATACATCCGCAACTCCACAATTTGCTTCATTAGGAATTGGAATGGCTGCAAGTGGTACTACTGGTAGAATTGATGCAACAAATGATATCGTAGCATTCTCATCTTCGGATAAAAGATTTAAAGATAATATCAAACCAATAGAAAATGCTTTAGAAAAAATACAAAGTGTTGGCGGATATGAATTTGATTGGAAAGAAGAAAATAAAATAGAGCATGGATATGAAGGGCACGATATCGGTGTAATAGCACAAGAAATCGAAGCGATTGCACCAGAATTAGTTCAAACTCGTGAAAATGGATATAAAGCAGTAAAATATGATAAGATTGTTCCACTTTTAATTGAAGCGATTAAAGAATTATCAGCGAAAGTAAAAGAATTGGAAAATAAATAGATATTTATAAATATTATACAATAACGTACTAAAAAAAAGGTAAACTAGATGGCACTTAAATTTAGACGTGGGACAACCGCACAGAAATCAGGTTCGTTAGCATTCGGTGAACCATATGTAAATACATCATTAGGGACATTACAAATTGGATTAGATACAGGAGATGTTACATTAGCAACAACCGGAACAGGTAGTTCAGGTAATTTTGGTGCTATAACGGGTACATCTTTAAGTATTACAGGTAATGCATCAATTGATGGTAATCTTACATTGGGTGGTACAATTACAATCGGTGATAATACTTCCGATAATGTAGTAGTAAACGCAGATTTAAGTTCATCTATTATTCCAAATAATGATAACGCATTTGATTTAGGTTCGGCATCTAGTAGATATAGAGCAATTTATGGTACAAACTTATATGGTGCAATCAACGCAACAAACGGAGTAGTAAGTGGTTCATCTCAAATAGTAGGTATACTTTCATCATTGAACACATACACAGGTTCTAATGATACAACTAACGCATTACAAACTACAAGAATTGACCAGTTAGCAGCAGGTACTGCATCAGTAAATTCATTTACTTCTTCACAATCTACAACCAATACTGCAAACACTGCAAGATTTCAAAGATTAGAAGAATCAACCGCATCACTTAACGCATTCAGTGCTTCTGAAAATACAAAAGCAGCAACACTTCAAACATATACAGCAAGTGTAGATACAAAATTTGCAGCAGTTCAAGCCTCAACTGCATCATTAAATACGTTTACTGCAAGTAACGGCAACGTATCATTAAATGCATACACAGCATCTAATGATACTACAAATACAACGCAAAACACACGATTAACAAGATTAGAAGAATCAACTGCATCATTAAATGCATTTAGCGCTTCCAACAATACAACAAATACATTACAAACTACAAGAATTGACCAATTAGCAGCAGGTACTTCATCCGTTAATTTACAAACGGCAAGTGTAGCAGGTCATATTTCTGATATTAACACATATACATCTTCATTAAAAACAGCATTTTCAGTTAGTGGTGCAGATTTAACCGTATTGGGTAATTTAACAGTACAAGGTGATACTGTCACATTGAATGTAGCTAATTTATTGGTAGAAGATAAGGTAATAGAAATAGCATCAGGTTCTACAACATCAGCAGCAGCAAATGGAGCAGGTATTTTTATTAGTGGTGCAAATGCAAGTATTCTTTGGGATAACACAGCATCTACATTGGATATTAATAAATCAATTGATGTAGCAGGTAATATTACATTGACCGGAACGGTTGATGGTGTTGATGTTTCTGTACAAGATACATTATATACAAATAAGTTTTCTACTTTACAAACTTTAACTGCTTCAATGGCAGCACAAGTTAGTAGATTACAAGAATCAACTGCAAGTTTAAACGCATTCAGTGCATCGGAAAATACTAAATCAGAAACTTTAAGATTATACACCGCTTCAGTAGATACTAAATTTACTACATTAGCAACTTATACAGGTTCAAACGATACAACGAATACAACTCAAAATACAAGATTGAGTAGATTGGAAGAATCGACTGCAAGTTTAAACGCATTTACTGCATCTGAAAATACAAAATCGGAAACATTAAGATTATATACTGCAAGTATTGATGTTAAATTTAGTACATTAGCAACATATACAGGTTCAAACGATACAACCAACACTACGCAGAATACAAGATTAACAAGATTAGAAGAATCAACTTCTTCATTGAATACATTGACTGCATCTTTAGCAACTACATATGAAAGTAGAGCGAGTGCGGCAAAAGTATTAGTATCTGGTTCTTCGCAAGTGAACTTTACTCAATTGAGTGGTATTTCTGCAAATATTATTTCCGGTTCTACCAACTCAACTAATGTAAATTTTACAATTAGCGGAGGTTCAATTACAGCAAACTTAATTGGTGGTGTAGTTTCGGGTTCATCTCAAATTACAGCGGGTTCAACTACTAACTTTGCAAATGATGTAAAAACTCAATTAAATTCTAACACAGTTGTTTCAGGTTCCGTACAAGTAGTTGGAATATTAACATCATTAAATACCTATACGGCATCTAACGATACAACTAATACAACGCAAAACACAAGATTAAGTAGATTAGAAGAAAGTACCGCATCATTGAACGTATTTAGTGCTTCCGAAAACACTAAATCAGCAACTTTACAAACATACACTGCAAGTGTTGATAGTAAATTTTCAGCAGTACAAGCTTCAACAGCATCGTTAAATACATTTACTGCAAGTAATGGTAACGTATCTTTGAATAGTTATACCGCTTCAAACGATACAACTAATACAACGCAGAACACGAGATTAAGTAGATTAGAAGAAAGTACCGCATCATTAAACTCATTAACGAGTTCATATGCAAGAACAAATTCTACAAACACATTTAGTGGAAACCAAACTATTACAGGTTCTTTATTTATTACGCAGGATTTGATTGTTGGAGGTTCTTCATCAATTCAAAATATAAGCGCATCTCGTTTGGATATTGGTGATAACATTATTCAGTTAAACGTAAATAATCCTGTATTAAGATTCGGAGGTATCGCTGTATTCGACTCGGGTTCAGCAGGTGGTTCTGGTTCATTCCTTTATGATTCTGTGCAAGATGAATTTATTTTCGTTCATAGAGGTAATGGTACTAACGTAACTTCATCTCATTTTGTATTAGGACCTGAAACTTATGATAATTTAGGTAATGAGACATATTTAACAAACAATAGATTACCAAAAGGAACTGGTAAAGAGCATTTAGTTGATTCACAAATTTCAGATGATGGTACAACCGTATCTATCGGAGGAGCATTGACTGTGACCGGAAATATTACAGGTCCAATTAGAGCAACGAATGGCATTGTATCGGGTTCATCACAAATTGTTGGTTCATCAATCACTACAAATACAATAACAATCGGTTCAACATCAACCGCATTGGGTGGAACATCAACGACGTTAGCAGGTTTAACTTCGGTATCTTCTACTGGATTTACGGGAGCTCTAACAGGCAATGCATCAACTGCAACTACTTTACAAACCACAAGAACAATCAACGGAACTTCATTTAATGGTTCCGCTGATATTACTATTCCAAATTTAGTTTCCGGTTCATCGCAAATTACCGCAGGTTCAACTACAAACTTCGCAACTGATGTTAAAACACAATTAAATAGTAATACGGTTGTATCGGGTTCTTCTCAAGTAATTGGTATATTAAGTTCATTAAATACCTATACAGGTTCAAATGATACTACAAACACAGCTCAAAATAGTAGATTAAGCAGAATTGAAGAGAGTACCTCATCATTGAATACGTTGACTGCATCATTATCTACTACATACGAAGGTAGAGCAAGTGCAGTAAAAACATTGTTCTCTGGTTCTTCACAAGTTTCACACGACTCTACGACTGGGTATTCAGCAAATAGACACGTTGACCACACTGCGGTTTCTATATCAGCAGGTAGTGGTTTGACGGGAGGTGGTGATATATCTACAACTAGAACTATTTCAGTAGCAACGGGTGGTGTAACTAACGCAATGTTGGCAGGTTCGATTGCAAATGATAAATTAACAAATAGTTCAATAACAATAGCAGGTCAATCAACTGCATTAGGTGGAACTGTGACAGCAGAAACAATTAGAACAGCAATCGGAACGGTTGTGACTGGTTCAGCACAAGTTTTTGCAAATGTAAGTGGTGATATCACTATCGCTTCAAATGGTGTAGCAACTATCGCAGCAAATTCAGTAGCATTAGGAACTGATACGACTGGTAATTATATGGTTGATGTATCAGCAGGTAGTGGTATTTCAATAACACATACACCAGGCGAAGGTTCAACCGCAACAATTACTAACTCCGGTGTTAGAAGTATCGCAGCAGGTACGGGCGTATCGGTAAGTGCAACAACAGGTGATAACTGTTCTATATCAATTGGACAAGCAGTAGCAACATCATCATCGCCAACATTCGCAGGTTTAACAATCAATGGTTCAATAACAGCAACTGGTGATATCACAGCATACTTCTCATCCGATAAGAGATTCAAAGATAATGTAGAAGTTATACCAAATGCATTGGATAAAGTTAGAAAACTTAATGGTGTAACTTGGGAATGGAACAATTTAGTAGATGATGTAACGAAACAATCACCAAATACAGGTCTTATCGCACAAGAGGTACAAGAAGTTCTTCCGCAAGTTGTTAAAGAAAGAGGTGATGGACATTTGGGTCTTGATTATTCAAAAATGATGGGTCTTTTAGTTGAAGCAATTAAAGAGCAACAACTTCAGATTGAAAATCTTAAAATTGAATTAACTGAATGTAGAAAGCAAAAAGGGTTATAATTTAATGTATGATGTTTATTACACAACCGCAGGGGGCCCTTGGTTCAA